ATTTGCGCTTCGGATAGTATGCCCGTCTTGATTCGCGTAGGCTCTGACAGCACGGTTTTGCCGTCTACGTCATAAATGCCCAGCCAAATGTAAGCCTTGCGCCCAAGCCACTTTCGCTTATCGCGAATCACTTGACGTAATGCCGACTCGTCTAGGTCGTTGGCTTTTAGCGTGATAATAACAGGTGCGCCAATTCCCTCGTCCTGTTGTATCTCTGATACATTGGCGAATGATTCCGAGCGATAATAAACCTTGCCATTTAATACGGGGTCACTTCCACCGCTAGGGGCAAAGTCACCGTTACCCGTCCACATGGTGATAGGGTCGCCTAGAATGTCTAGGTATGCAATTACAACGGGGCGAAAGGTTTTCAGCTCTACCGCGCTTTTCATGCTATTGGTTAAATCAGCCACTTAAATACTCCAAGCAATCGAATTGAACCGCAGTAAATCCACCTTGCGAAATAGCCCAAGCCGCTTCTGGATTTGTTAGCCGTAGCTTAATCTTAGGCGTTTTCTGATTCACAATCTGGCTGTTTGGTGGCGATGCTCTCAATGCCGGCTCAAATTGAATCGTTGCGATACCACTTCCGTTGCTGGTGCAATCCTCAACAACTTGCTTTAGTTCGCCATTTGTTGTGAACCACTCACCAGCTTTTAAGATAGTTGTATTTGGAGCGCAAGCAACAATGAGTGACGTGCCAAGCTGACCGCCGCCCGTTACAACAATTGAGCCAGTGTGGGCAGCGCCCGAATAGTTTGGCGGGCTAATCTCAAAGTGATTGGCTAAACTGGATAATCTAGTCATCGCACCAACGACTGCGCCCCTGCTTTCTTTGGTCAGTGTAATTACGTTGAAAGAAACCGCCCAGCGAGCCTTCTGAAAGGTTGTAACAACTTCCCCGCCACTTAGTAGCTCTGTTGCGACATCGCCCCGCAGAAGTCGAATGGTGGCGTTTGATATAACGCTTTGGTCAAAGTTTACCAGTGCCATTATGCGAACCTCGGTCTACGTAGTGTGTTAAGTGTGTCGGACTTTGCCGCGCTGATAATTTGCGGCACCATCTCGCGCATAATCATGTCTTTAATACGCGCCTCTGCGCCAGCGTCCCGTGCGTCAATGGTCAGGCTTAGATTGACACCGCCACCGCCCATCTGCTCGTCAATGTTAGGCGTGAAAGTTCCAGCCGAGTCTGGCACAAATACTTCTGGGCCAGCTTTCGGGTTGATAACGTACGCTTTGCCAGCCTGACCGCGCCCGCCCGAATCCCGAACACCACCAAAGGCATTACCTAGCGATGATATAAATGAGTTGCTTGAGCCAGCCATGCCGCCAAATAGGTTCTTTAATATCTCGGCTGCGGCTACTTCCGCAATCATTTTTTGGATCATCTTTAAGAAAGATTTTAACATCCCTTTTAGTCCGTCCTCAAACGGATTCATAAGGAAATTCACAAAGCCATCTTGTATGTTCCGAGCCGCTTGATTTGCAAACTCTGTCATTTGGTCGTTTGAGTCTTTTGCCGTATCAACAACAAGTTGGGTTTGCTCTCTTTCAATAGATGCTAATTCTTGTTTTCTTAGCTGCGCTGCCTCAACTCGAATTTGTGCTTCTTGATTTGCAAGCCACCGAGCCTCATCAAGTCTTGCGCTAATCACTGACGATGGTAATGGCTTTGCCGCCAATGAATAAAGCTGGTTTTTAAATGACTCCGCAGATGCTTCGGCAATCTTAAACATCCCATCTAGCTTGTCTGCTGTTTCAAATATCGCCAAGCCGATAAACTCTATATCAATGCCTGGCAATCTGTTTAATTGGAATATCATTCTATTGATGCCGTCAATGACAGCGTTCACCATATTCTCTGAAGCAAGCACTACGTTTCTCGCGATGCCAAGCACGAAAGAAAACAGCCCAGAAAATGCAGCGCGTAGCCCAGCTATGATTAAATGCCAGCCTCTAATCACGTTCCCGACAATGCCAGCAGCATAGGCAACTCCGTCCATGACTTTGCCTGCCACTTCCGCAAATGTAATTGATTCTTTTGATGCGTCAGTAAATGCTCTTGATACAGCCAAGATTGCTGGGGCAAAGTTTATGGCAAGCTCGGTTGAGAATGAGTCTACAAGCCTGCGAGCAAACGCAAACGCATCGTTAGCGGCTTCAATTTTTGCAGCGTCAACCTCATCAATGGCAAGCCCGTATTCCTTTATCCTGTCGCGACCGTTCATTATTTCTTTTTCGCCAGCAATCATAAGGTTTATCAAGCTTTGATTTCTGATACCCATATTTGCAAGCGCGTCGCCAGCCTCTGCCGTTGTCATGCCGAGCGATTGCATGGCTTTGGCAATAGCAGCAAAGCGTTGGTCAGCGTCCATTTTGATAAGGGTATCAGCACTTAGCCCTAATCTTTCGAGCTGGTCTGCCGCCTCGCCAGCTCCAGATAACGCCTCGCCCAATCTGCGGTTTAACATTTGTGCGGCTGAACTTACTTCGGACATGCTGATGCCAGCTTCTGACGCAACTAGCTCCAAGCCTTGCAAGCCAATTATTGAGGAATCAACTGCGCGAGCTGTTTTGGCTAGATTATCGGTTGCCTCCAATCCTCTTTTGGTAAGTAAGGCAAATGAAGCTGCAACAGAGCCAGCCATAACAGATGCCGCCTTGCCAACCAAGTTGAAAGCGTTTCGCATATCAGACAGCATAGTGCTTGACGTTTTCTTAGTCTGTTTTTGCGCCTTTTGAAGTTCGCGAATGAGCTTGACGGAGTTAGCATCAAGTTCTAGTGTTACCGTTCCTGCGCTTGCCATTACTCACCTCGCAATCTTTTGAAAAACGCCTTCTGCTCGTCTGCCGTTTGTGCTGGCTTCGGCTCTGCTTTAGGCAGAAAATCCTCGACCTTTACTGGCTTCTTGAGCGACTTGCCAGCCATGTTTGTGATGCGCTCCAATATCAAAGCCGTTCGATAATTGTCGCCGTAGTCTTGCGGCTCTAATTCAAAGAACACTTGCCAATGGCAGAATTCCTCAAAGCTTATCTTTAACTCTGATACTGGTCGCCTAAAAAATGCCGCCAGTCGGTACTGGGCTAATAGTAACGGCTGGCTTTTTAGTTTTTTTCTGCTTCGACCTTGTCGCCTGACGCCTGCATAATCTCGCGGAAAATGCGAATAATCACGTCAAATTCTTCGGCTAATAAATCTTGCTTGTGCTCGTCTGAAAAGAATTGGTTGCCCGCTTCGTCAGTCGTGCATTGAATGATTACCTCTACAACATCGTCGGCATTATAGGTAACATTGTTGCCCTCGATGCCTTGCACCGATTTGGCTAGTTCCATCATACGGTCGAATGACAATTTACGCACCTTTAGGGTTACGCCCCATTCTGGTACTTCGATTGACTTGCGCCCTTGCGTCCGATTCTTAAAAATGTCGCTTGCTGTTTTCATGTTGCCCTCTATTTGCAGTATATTATCAAAGCCAAATTATGTCCATTTAGCAAAAAACAAAGCCCCGCATAAGCGAGGCTCTGTCAGCGTTACACCATAACGATTAGGTCGGGTCAGTGTAAGTTACGCCACCGCTAATACGACCTTCCAAACTGGCTGTTAATACGCCTTCTGCTGTGGTTTCGCCACGCATGAAGCTAGTAATAACCAAAGTGAAAGAAGCCTTAGAGCCGTCAACCCACTCAATTTCAAAGTTCTTAGCGCTGCCATTAGCATCGCGTAAGGCTTTGTGAGCAGTATTGGTTGCTACATAAGACAAGGTAAATGATACAGCGTTACCTTCTGCTAATCCACCAATAAATTGGCGAGCCTTTGCGTCAATGGGTGTTACGTCAATTTCAGGAGTCGTTTCACCGATTTCTGATACTTGAGTAACTTCTGCGATTTTAGTAAATACTTCAGGCGATGCGCCATCGCCCAAGCGTAACTGCGTACCCGCAGCAATTTTAGCTTGTGATTGTGCCATTTTAGATTCCCTCGTTTACATAAAAGGTGTAACGCTGACTCACCCAATGGGTAATGTCATCGCCGTCTTGCTGGTCAAAGTCTGACTCTGATTCCATTGTAACAAATTGCACGGATATGTCACCCAGCGCCCCACGATGGAAATTTAGCGACTTTCTGACCTGTTCAGATAATAGCTTAGATTGCCCGTAAGCGCCACTTCCCCTAGCCATGCAGTCAATTTGTATGGTAATTTCAGATGGCCCACTATCACCGCCCTCAATGTTCGCGTTGCGGGTCGAGCTGATGCGCTGATAACGGATAAGCGGAAAGGTCGCAGCCTGTGGCACTCGCGGGTAGACTCGATTAGATACAAGCGAGCCTAAATAGGCTAATAAGTTTTGTTCAATCATTTCTTCCTCGCTTTGTTTACTGCCTTGTCAACCGCTTTCTTTAATTCATCGCCTACGCTGCTTGTGTAAGCGCCCTTTCCTGCGGTAGCTGCTGGCCATAAAAATGGTGTGGCGTTGTTGTTTGCGCTGCCAAACTCGACAAAGTGACCATGCCGAATACCGCTTACCAATAGGCTAGCTGGTGGCGTCAGTCCCTTGCGCGTGTAATAGTGATTGATATACATCGCTAATGCTTTTCGGTTTGACCTTAGCGGCAGAATCTCTACCCCAGCACCGACACCTTTTGCGCTGGTCTTTTTCTTCGGCTGCACTCGGATTGATAAGGCTTCGGATAACGCGCCCGAACCATCACCAACTTTTGATTTTTGCTTGGCGGTTGGGAGCATTTCTTTTCTAGCCGCCGTTCTCATAGCGCCGTTGACTAGCGAGCGCTGCTTTTTAGGGTCGGCAGGAAATGCTGCCGCCATAGCCTTCAGCGCATCGTCTAGCCCGTCTATCTTGGCGCTAACTTGCATCTATATGTTCCACCGCCATCAGGTTAAATTCACTGTTGCGCTCGTTGATATTCAAAACCGATTTAATATCGTAAATCTTTGTGCCAAACACAACGCAGTCTTTTACGTTTAACGATGCAATATCGCTCGACCACCGCACAACAATCCGCACATCTTCAACGGCTGACGCCTGTTGTGCTCGTTGACGCTCTGCGCCCTTTAACGGCTCGACAGCGCCCCAAACTTCCTTGAGTAGTGTCCATGTTTTGACTGGCTCACCAAAGGCGCTCTGTGTCTCTGTGGCGCGTTCTAGGCGTATCTTGTGCCGTAGTCGTCCTGCTCTCATAATCCTAACTCTCTAGCTGGGAATAATAGGCGCTCTAATGTCTTATTATCCGTTACCGATTGCCCGATTACTTGCGCTTCACGGTGTTCATACATGTCAGCAATTAGAATCTTCATAGCTTGCTGGATTCGTTTTGGCATATCCGCAAAGCCAGCTTCATAGGTAATAACAACCGACTGACGCTCATCAACTGCGGTCGGAATATCGCCAATAACCGTAACGATTGACGGATTGCCGACCAATAACTTAGCCGTTACTGTGTCTGTTCCGTTCAATACGCTGGTTAAATCTGTGGCGTTTCCTAGTGGCAATTCAAAGTCACGCTGCGGGTTGTCATAATAAGCAACCACGGTCTGTTCGACTATGGCTTTGTTGGTGTATGATTCAGCCCATTCCCGCGCAACGGTGATTAAGCTGGTAATCAGGTCATCTTCGCTATTGTGTGAAATACGCAGATATTCTTTTGCATCTTCCAACGTGATAGGCTCATCGCCTGTGATTGTGGTGGTGTATGCCATTTCAGCCCCTTAACCAGTGCGTTGTTTCGTGCGGTCGCGGTTGACCGTGATATATTAGCAATCGTGTATCGTTTCGCAATCCGTTCACTTTGTAACTGTGCAAACCTGATACTGTGTTTCGTAGGTCAATGGCTTTATGCCCGACTGTTTCGCGGATAAAGTCGCCATCGCCCCGATATGTTTCCATCCACTTTTGCGGATTTGCGATCCAAACTTCCCAAATTTCAGCGCGTATTTCTTCGGTCAAATACATCACACCGCTTTCCAGCTTGGGTCGGTAGTAATCACCTAGCATGGCAAATTGCCCAACGTCTAGCAACGGCTGAATATCGCCTATAACTAGCGTGTCCATGTCCATATAGAGCCAGTCGCCCTTAATGTCGGGGCGCATGATTTCCATCTTGCACCACCAGCCGCCCCAATCGTGATGAAATGGTAGCGTCTTAAATGGTAAATCCATGTCGGTCAGAATAAGCGCGTTGGTGTCTTGGTATAATCGCTGCGGGTATTGTGGAGTTACCCAACCGCCCGACTTTGCAACGCCTATAACGCCTTGACATCTGCTCATAATGATTCGACCTTATCAAATGCCGTTATTGCTGACTCGCCATACACTTTGATTTTGTTGCGATCAAAGTATCTGGGCAACATATTAAACGCATCAGCCCATTTTCGCAGCATGGTTTCTTCTGGGTTTGTCGTCTTGTGGTCAGCGTGCCAGTGCTTCTGACCGTTCAAATACTTCATGGTGAAACCAACCAGTATGATTTCACTAGCGCCCCACATAATGGCTAATTGTACCGCCTGATAACCGCTATTGCCGCCACCAGTGTATATATAATCTCTTGGCGCTCCCTCGCCCGTTCTGCGGTCTACATAGTTCAGGTTGAATTTATCGGCTGCTAGTTGTGTGCTTGTCCACATCTGCCCCTTAAATTCAGCCCTTGCCCTCATCCCTGATTGCGATTCCCACCATGATAGGTCGCAGGCAAAGAGTACATCTGCAAAAGGCGCTCTCTCCCAACTAGTGTTTACCGCAATTATTTTGCCTTTGTTTTTGGCTTTTGCGATTTCTTGGGTGTTTGGACAGCTTGCTCCGCTTGCGATGACGTAAACTCGTTTGCCTGCAAATTCTTTTTTGGGCTTACTGGGTGCGGTTTAGTTTCATATTCTCTAGCGTACCCGCGAGCAATCATCTGTTTTGCGCTTTCTTCGTTGTCAATCGTAAACAGTTCTCCATCGGCTTTTGTGCCGTAGGTAGTTGATGACCAATGACCAATTGCAATTAGTTTCATAAATCCCCCTTTTGGTTCATTAAGTATAGGCTTCTTGCCGTTACTGGTCAATTATGTCAACTGGTCGTACCACTTGCGCTGTTTTTTTGTGTTATGTTTGTTCTGTCAATAACGACACAGGAGATTTGACCATGAATTATGAAACACGATTGTCGGCTTCAAAGCTGGCTTCCAAGAAACTAGCCACCGCTTACACTAGACCGATTGACGCAGAGGGCGAAGCCGATTTGGTTTTTGCTATTCTGGAAAAAGCGATCCTAGATTTGTCTTACGCTGAATCACCAATGTTTAATGAAAAGGGCGGGATTACTGTTGAATATCAAAATTACCAGAGCGCCTACAAGTATCTTTTCGAGCGCAATGAAATAGCTGGCGCTGAATTGATTGGGCTAGATTCTGCCTACATTAAAGACGTCATAACCAAATGCTTGCGTCATTACAATTTAACCGTTACACGCAACAACAGATAAGATAGCAAGGAGAAATTTATGAGCGATTACTTATTAAAAGTCAGCATCAAAAACAACCTGATATTGTCTAAAATAAAACAATGCGGATACCCTAGTGCATCATCATTTGCGGCAGATATTGGCATTCCAGACACTTCAATATCTAACTACGTTACAATGAAGGAGTCACCCATATCACGCGCTAACGGCAGCGTTGGCGAGTGGAAGCCTACCATTATTAAAATAGCTAACGGTCTTGGCTGTGAGCCTTCAGACCTGTTTAATCAAGAGCAAATAAACGGATTTGACGTAACAACATCGACAGCAGAAATATCAAGAGAGCAAATGCTTTGCATATCAGAAGCGGCTGAAAGCTCATATGATATGGCTATTGATGATGACTTGCATAATAATAAGTTGGTATCGATAGCCCTGAACACTCCAACTCTAAATGAAAGAGAAAAGTTGATTATCCAAATGAGATACGGTGTTGGCAATCGACCAGAAAGAACTCTTGAGGAGTGCGCCGCAACATTTGACGTAACAGCGCCTAGACTCCGACAGATAGAGCAAAAGGCTTTTATGAAAATAAAAGCTGCAATGAGTGAAAGCGGTGAAGTTTTTCCTGACGCGCGTAGAAGATATTCCGTAGCTTATATTTTGCAAATGAAAGGCTATGATAACGATCAAACGGCAGAGTTAATAGCCAAGCATTTTGACAATGTTGTTAAAAATAAGCCTTCTTACGGCAATCGCGAAATAGCCGACACAATAGCGAAAATTGAAGGTAAGCTATGAAATAAAAAAGCCCCGCAATGAGCAGGGCTTCTTTAATAGTCGGCTGATTAGACCAACAAGTTGCCATATTGAACGGCTGGAACGTGATAAACCGCCAACGCTGCACGCAACTCTGCACG